TCATTGTCTCTGCTGAGGCTCTGCTTCAGGAGCAACATGCAATTCTGCTGATGGCTCTTCTTTCAAAAGCGGCATCCCTTTGACCATTTTTTCCACTATGTCATTTGAGGGGTAAGGAATACCAAGTTCTACTGTGTTGGGGTTTGCTCGGTGGGTTTCAACCACAGAGGAGCCGTTCCATTTCTTTGAAAGGTAAATGATGCCCTCGAATGCCGCAGGATCCTGTTTCTGGGATTCCAAAATCATGTGAAATCCTCTACGTTCAATCCCTCTCAGGAAGCTCGAAAAACATTCCTTAAGCAATTCATCATCAAGGTCTTTGAATTTAATGCCTTGTGCCAGGAATTCGAAATAGTTAAGGATATATAGCAGACCATTAATTGCGTCCCGATACTCTTCAGGGACCTTCATGTTTTTGTATTCTTCTTTGTCAGGATTGCATCGCCACTCTGAAAGTTCCTGAGGTACATATCGCATCCCGCGATAAAAGGTAGTGCTGTTACGTAATTGCTTTTGATATTCAGGGCTTGTACGTGTGTTGATGATCATGTTGAGGGTATGCGAACGACGAGTATTGGCGGCCGATGTGATGCACTGAATCCACCATCCCATGCCAACCAGCATCCCTGTAACCATGATAGATAAAGATGTTTGGTAAGACGGGGTGTATCGTAAGATTGCGTATCCGATCAATGTAATGACATAACAGATCGAACTAAACATAGGCAGGAATTCTGCCGTATCTGGATAGCGTTTTTTGATGAAGCAGAATAGAGAGGAAATCGAAGCTGCAGAGCCAGAGGCAACCAGTAGCCAATCAATAACTTCTATATCAAAGGGTAACTGGTTAGGCCATACGTATGTAAACATTGCTCTGATCAGGAGCATAATGACAAAACTTGTTGCAGTTACGTTGACGATGAGTCTCGCCATATTATTGTTTCCTATAACAAAAGACCTCCATGAGGAGGTCTTTTTGTGCTAATGGAGGGTTGTTGTTTTGATGAAGGTTTTCGTTAACCTTCGCCGAAACCTACGTTCAGTGTCTTTTTCATGATGCTACTCCAGGTCCGCGCTATCGCCGAAATGCTTAAGTGATTGAAAAACAAAAAAATAGCAGAATTCTTTTATTAGTGGACAACAGAATAACAGTTTGTCCCGTAACTCTTCAAGTCCTATTGTAGTCCATCTGCTGTCCGCCATTAAATAAATTTCTTTAAATTTCAATGCCATAACGTATGTCAAGAAATATACTTACGCCAAATTTATTGCTTAACTGCAACTGTATGAAATTTAATGATTTTCTTGCATTGTAAATGTGATGTTTTGCCTATCAATTACATTGATAATAGCTTAAACCTAAAAATCAAGAGCGAAATTAATCTTAAATCACATTCAAGAACTACTGGCCTTTTCATCTCTATAACTTGGAGATGGGTATTTTTAGGGAACTATTACCATCGTATTCAATTAGATAACGCCCATAATGGCGGAACAGCATCTCCGGCCCTTTGTGGCCCATCTGTCCGGCGAGCCAGAAAAGGTTGGCACCCTGGCTGATGTGGCGCGTCGCAAATGTATGCCTTGTCTGGTATGGGTTACGGTATCTGATCCCCGCTTTACGTAATGTCGGAACCCAGGCTTTTTTGCGGATTGCGTCCGCGCTGGCCCACGGCTTATTCGTTTTCGGATCCTCGAATATCGTGGCGTCTTTCATAAAGGTGAAGGTTTTCTGATTCGCCAGCACAGACATCGCCGCATCGTTCAGTTCCACCTTGCGCGTTCCTGCCTTTGTTTTAGTTCCCTTAATAACCCCTACTACACTCGCGTTCTGAACGTGTGCCGTCTTCCCGATAAAATCTATATCGCGCCAGCGCAGCGCGCATAACTCCGAGCTGCGTAAACCCGTCTGGATCGCGAACATAAACAGGTTGCCCCACTGCTTATTTGTAGCAGAGGAGAGGAGGGCATCCACTTCTGCTGGTGAAAGTGGATCGACAATATAATCGCTGTCGGCAGTCGATTTGTCGCTTTGATACCGGGATGCTGTCACCAGGGATACCGGATTCAGTTGGAGTACGCCATCTGTTACAGCCTCATCAAGCGCTGATCGCAAGAAAGAAAGTTGGTTGCGAATTGTCTTCAGCGTAGTGGCGCGGCTCTGGATCCACGTCTTCATTGCTGCCGGTGTAAGCTCGCTTGCAGGTAGTGAGTGAAGAGTTGCCAGCGCGCTACGACATTTTTTATAACCGCCGATGGTGGACGGCGAAAGTTTTCGCGTTTCACAGATGCTAAGGTATTCGTCCAAGTACATTTTTATTGTCTTCCCAGCGGCCGCATTGCCAAATAATTTTAACCGTGCAGATCGCGGGAAATATTCTGCATAAACGAATGTTCCACGCTCGATTTGGTTATGAATTTCGCCGAGGGTCCGCTCGGCGTATTTCAAGTTTTTGCTGCTCACTTCTAAATTGGAGAGGGGTTCTCTGCATTTCACCCCTTTATAAGTGAACGTGATATTTATGGTTTCACCCTGGCTATGCTTCCTGATGGTCACGCCGCGCGGGAGTTTAGGCGACTCTGTCTTGCCCATTTAGCTACCTCACTCAAATCGATCCATCTCTCCTTAACGCCTTCCACTTTCAGAACTTGAACGCCTTCACGCCAAACTCCGCGCTGTAAGCGCTTATTAATGGCATCAATGCTCTCACCAGTTTCATTGCAATAAGCTGAGATAGGCACACAATCGAGGTTCAGCATAATTCCTCCACTTTACCGGCTGCACCCGGTCATTCTTTGAAGATACAGGTCCCGCAGCCATTGCGGAACCAGTCACAACAACTACCACATCGGTTTACTTTTTTATTTGCGGATCCTCCTGCTGAGATGCTTCTGCGATAATCGGTTTAATGGTTGACAGCTTAAGCCTGCGAGCTGTCAGCGGAGCGCCACTGCGGCGGCCGTCTTCCTTACGATAGGTTTCACGCTGGCCAACGCACCAAGTGGTCGGCGTCTCATGCAGCTTTACGATCTTCTCGCCGTCCTTGGTGATGATGGTACCGGTATGAGTTTTTACTTTGCTCATTGGGCCACTCCATGATGACGTGTTAAAACAACCTCTCCGGCGTTACGACAGGCGTCTGCCGCTAGCCGGTCACGCTCGCTCAGTGATTCGCACAGAGCGGCTCGGGTTACATCCAGTCGCGTAGCCAGTTCTATGACCAACTTCGCTGACTCTGGTGGTAATGACCGGGCTGCTCGGTGGGCTTCTGCAACTAATTCTTTTGTGGTCAGACGCATTTGCGGATCCCCATCAATTCGTTGAACCGTGCCATGAACAGACCGTAGGCCTGGCCGGGGCGAAGCGGGATAACGTTAAACAAGTCGGTCGGTGGGATGCCGTCGAGCACTGGCCACACGGTACCGTCGTCAATATCCAGATCCCGGCGTTCGGTACCGAGCATGACCAGGTCGGCATACTTCACCATGTCGTGCTGGTGGGCCGGTAATCCGAACTTCGCACGGATTTCGCTATCGACATATGCCTCGATACGCTGGTAATCCGGGAGCAGGCGTTTCAGCGGCGCCGGGATGTCCTGGCAATACGCTTCAGCAGCATCATGCAGCAGCGCTTCAAGCGCGAACTCTGCGGGAACCAGTTGGCTGACAAGTACCGAGTGCTGCGCGACGCTGTAGAACTCCGGCAGGTGACCGGCAAAGCGGCAGATGTGAGAAAGGGCAGTGGCAATATCCTCGATCACGATATCGTCGTGATGAATATTGAGGTAGTTAATATGCTTCCCGGATAGTGTCTGAATATATGACATTACGTGTTCTCCATTATTACGCGCTGCACCGCGCCTGATTTTTGGTTGAGCGAATCCCTCGCCTGCTGGCGATCGTTAATTTAATTTCGCTTCACTAAATGCCCCTGATGCGGGGCATTTAAGGCAACGTAATTAAGCGCTGAACGAACCGATAAAGGTTTCCACCTGGCTGCCTTTGAATTTCTCGACCAGCAGATCACGGAACTCGGTGGCCATATCTTCCTGCTGGGATTCCACCTGGACAATGCGCAGGACCAGGGTAGGGCGATCGCCGCCGATGATGCTCAGTCGCAGCTTGAACGGACGCTCCGCCAGGCCCTCGAACGGCACGCAGCGAAACTCGAACGCCACCGGCATGATGTCCTGCGTGCGAGCTTCAACACTTTCCATCAAAGAGCGCTTGCCGCTGAAATCCTGAGCCTCGTAGTCCGCTTTCTGGATAGATTCGATAGTGATCTTGCGGATCGCCGCCGCAGACTTCTTCGCGTCGATCGTTTCGCCGTCGGCATCAAAGCCGATTAGGTTTTCTGCCCAATCTTCCAGCCACTCGGCCAACTCTTTCTGGTTGTGACGCTCGCCATTGATGGATAGCAGGGAGGAGAACGGGGCGGTCTTTTTAAGCGCAAGGTGAGCGGTGTTGTCTGCATGCCCTGGGCTTTCGACTGTGCCGAGGTTGAAGACGGCTGCGGCGCGCATATCGTCAGCGTTGATAAAGCAGCGACTACCTTCAGCAGCGTAGCCAGTGGAGTAGCGCGTAAAGTCTTCAATGCTGGCGGTTACCATCTTGCCCCGGAAGCGGTAGCGCTCCAGGCAAAGCGATTCCAGACTATCAATGCGGGCCCCCTGAGGAACGACAGCAGCAGGGCAATCCACACCTTCAAGTTTCTCTTCCATGTAGCGGGAGAGTGTCAGATCGCTAATTTTTTCGATCGCGGTACCGTCTAAAGAGTGAGACATGATTCTTCCTTAAGAAAATGTGAAAGGGTTACTGCTTGGCGCGCAGTTTCGCGTCTGAGTCACCGGCAAGAGTGAATAACTGGCCCTGATCTTCCTGAAGGATGGTCAGCTTACCGCCGCGGTTCACATACATTGGGGTTTCGGTGCTGTCCTCTTCAGAGGATTTGCCGCGAGGGGTAGGGCGTACATAAGCCAGCTTATGCTTGATCATCACGCGCTTCTCTTCGACGGAGTTGCTCATGCGGTCCAGCTCAAAGGTCAACGTAACTTTTCCCTTCTGGCCGTTGTTCAGCACGCCGAAGGCGACCTCACTCAGTGCCACGGCGATCTTGTTCTGGAACACGCCGCCGTCCAGTTCGCCCATAAACTCGGGCACATCGGTCAAACGTTCATTACTCATCGGGTATACCCTCGGAAAACAGGCTGCTGACACAGCCGGGTTAGTTTCTCCACACAACACAGAAGAGCATCTGCTGGTGGAACAGCCCGTGCGATTGGGTTATGAGCCGTCGCCACAGTGATGCTCTTGTGTGTTGCGTAAAAAAATTGCGGCATCCTCACGGGTAGAGACAGATGCCGCAAAAGACAGCAACGCAGCTTTTACAGGTCTTAGGTAGGCAGTGAATCATCCCCCTCTCCGTACACCTGGGGCGGCTACTGCGTGGACGTCCTGCCTGTTCGCTTTCTATAATGAAATCTAAAATAACTTAGATTAAAGATCAAGAAGAAAACCTAAACAAGTTTAGATTTTCTGAGGGGAATGGTAATTATTTGCGGCGCATCATGCGGCGGTGTTCAACAACCACCCCAACGACATGAATCTTTTCTTTTGCAGAATTGCGGATAGCGTAATCTTCATTCAGTGGCACCAGTTCAAATATTTCTTCGCCAGTTTCACTGATTCCGCGTGCACGGTATTTTTTAAATGTTGCTTCGTCACCGCCATTCTTTGCTACAACGTAATCGCCAGGGCCTGGGTGTAGCTCAGGATCCACAATGATTACATCACCTTCAACAAATTCGGGCTCCATTGATTTTCCTTTCACCTTGAGGGCAAAGGTTGAATGAGAGTGAAACTCTGACGTCAAAATATACTCCACCGTCCCATCGATATTTCTGGCGTCGCACTCAGGTGACCAAGCTCCAGCCTGGACATAACTGATGATTGGAACTTGCTGCGCTGCTATTGGTGCAGGCCCAATGTTAGCCTCATCCTCCCGGCCATATAAAAGGAATCCTTCAGTTACACTGAGATACTGAGCAAGTTTTGTCAGCGATTTACCGCCCGGCACGTTCAGATCTCTTTCCCAGTAGCCAATCGTTACATCAGAAACTCCAAGCGCTTTACCCAATTGGCCTTGAGTAAGCTTTCTCTGTTTCCTTAATTCCTTTAACCGCGTGCCAAGTGTCCCCACGATTCAAACCCTTAGAAATGAAAACCTAAGTAATCTTAGTTTTTATTGATCTAAAAAAGATTAGATAATAATATCTAAATATTCTTAGGAGGATAAGATGACCACAACTGAACTTGAGCAGTACTTCGGTTCGCCAAACAAGGCGGCTGAATTTTTTGGGGTATCGCCAGAAGCCTTTTATCAATGGCGGACTCGCCCGGGCCAACTAATTCCTAAAGGCCGTGCAGCAGAGGCGGCTGCACGCACTAAAGGAAAACTCAAATTCGACTCTTCGCTTTACCAGAAGCGTAACGATAAAGCGGCATAGCAGAAACCACAGATTCAAGGAGTTAACCGTGGGCAATCAACACTGGCAAGTCGAAAAGCAGCCCGCGTGGCTGGTAGCGGCAATTAAAAAGACCATCTCAAGCCTGCCGGGCGGTTACGCCGAGGCGGCTGAATGGCTGGGCGTGACAGAGGATGCGCTCTTTAACCGCCTGCGCACTGGTGGCGATCAGATCTTCCCAATGGGCTGGGCGATGATTCTCCAGCAGGCCAGCGGCACCAAGCACATCGCTGATGCGGTATCGCGCCAGTCGAACAGCGTCAATGTTCCGCTGGTGGATATCGAGGATGTGGATAACGCAGATATCAATCAGCGCCTGATGGAAACCATTGAGTGGATTAGTGAGCACTCCAAGTTCGTCCGCAAGGCAACCGCTGATGGCGTCATTGACCAGGACGAACGCGAGCAAATCGAAGAGAACAGCTACCAAGTGATGGCGAAGTGGCAGGAGCATTTAACGCTGCTGTATCGCGTTTTCTGCGCGCCAGAAAAGAGTAACGCCCGCGAGTGTGCAGCTCCGGGCGTCGTGGCGTGTCGTAACAGTGGAGAAACTAACGCATGAACAGTTTAACGGTAATTCACTGTCTGCCGCAACTCCGTGGCTTCCCGGTCAATGGGACCCCGTTGTTTCGGTATGAGCGCATGGTATCAGGCCGCTGGGTGGCATGTAACCACAGCCGGGCAATGGCAATCGTGGGGGTATGGCGCCGTAAAGGAGAATCTTTATGCGTGAAATCGACAGGAGATTCAGGGATCACCGCGGCGTCCCAGTTCGGGTTATCCGGTGGGAGCCAGAGACCCGACGCGTCATATACCTGCGAGATGGGTACGAGCATGAATGCTTCAGCCCTCTCGATCAGTTCCAGCGCAAATTTACAGAGTTAAAGGGCGACCATGAGCACTAAATTGAGTAGCTACGTCTGGGACGGCTGCGCGGCTTCCGGCATGAAATTGTCCAGCGTGGCGATCATGGCCCGCCTGGCTGATTTCAGCAGCGATGAGGGAGTTTGCTGGCCTTCCATCGAAACTATTGCACGGCAGCTCGGCGCTGGGCCAAGCACTGTGCGCACGGCGATCGCCAAACTTGAGAAAGACGGCTGGCTTAAGCGCACTCAGCGCCGCCAGGGCAACCGTAACGCATCCAATATCTATCAGCTGAATGTGGCAAAGCTCCGTACGGCGGCATTGTCTCACCTGCCTGATTCTGACACGTCAAATTCTGACGCCTCAAAATCTGACCCGTCAAAATTTGAGGCATCAAAATCCGGCCAAATCGGCGGTTTTGACCCGTCAGAATCTGGCGGGGATCCGTCAGTAAAATCAACTACTGATCCATCAAATAAAAAATCTTCTTGTCAGGTTGCTGGGCAACCCGACCCTGCAGTGGTGATCACTGACCAGGCGAAACAGGTTTTATCACACCTGAACCAGACTACCGGATCACGGTACCAGGTCTGCAAATCGTCCCTGGAAAACATTCGCGGCCGTCTGGCTGAAGGGTTTACGCCTGATGAGCTGACGCAGGTGGTTGATTACAGCGTGGAGAAGTGGGGCGACGATCTGAAAATGGCCGAATATCTTCGCCCAACGACCCTATTTCTGCCCTCCAAATTCCCAGGCTACCTGCAATCGGCGAACAAGTGGAACGCAGCAGGGCGCCCGGCGCGCGAAACGTGGGGCCAGCGTAAGACGGATCCGATGAAGTTCGGTCCTGTTGATAACAAAATTCCTGAGGGATTCAGAGGGGCGACATCGTGAGCATCGAATCCGAAGTTTTGCAGTTTGCCCTGGATAACCCAGGCTGCAGCACCCGGCAGGTTGCCAATGTTCTGACTCATAACTCGTTTCGCACTATCAGCCGCTGCCTGTTCCTTTTACACAACGAGGGGAAGCTCAAGCGCGAGGTGCGTAACGACACGACGATTGTGTATTACCCCTGCGAAGAGTTCGTCAAAACAGACGCAGCAGCAGCGGCGGCCTACGCAGACACGGTCAGAACCCTTACTGATTTAGAAAATTACGCCATCCAGCTGGAGGGGAAGGGGCTTTACCTGCGCGCAGCCACGGTATGGCTTAATGCTTTCGATCTGTCACCAGCGAATAAGGACCGGGAGCGCTACGTCAAACGGCGTGCTTCATGCCTGAAACAGGCCAAAAAACGCTGCGTAACAGACGCGTGTTTGCTGGCAGGCCATTACATCGGAGAAGAGCAATGACTAATAAATACTGCCGGGAACTGGTCGAACTGCGCAGCCAGCCGCTGCACGAACTGAAAGAAGTGGGCGATCAGTGGCGTACGCCAGATAACATTTTCTGGGGTATCAACTCAATGTTTGGCCCGTTCGTTCTGGACCTGTTTTCCGACGGCGAGAACAGCAAATGCGAAGCGTATTACACCGCAAAAGACAATGCGCTGGCGCAGGACTGGTCCGCCAGGGTGACAGAACTCAACGGCGCTGCTTTTGCGAACCCACCATACAGCCGCGCCAGCATGCATGAGGATGAGTACATCACCGGGATGCGTTACATCATGCAGCACGCCAGCGCGATGCGTGACAAGGGCGGTCGCTTTGTTTTCCTGATCAAGGCTGCAACCAGCGAGGTGTGGTGGCCGGAAGATGCCGATCACGTTGCTTTCATTCGTGGGCGAATTGGTTTCGATCTGCCGATGTGGTTTGTGCCGAAAAACGAAAAGCAGGTGCCGTCTGGAGCATTCTTCGCTGGCGCAGTCGTCGTATTCGACAAGACCTGGCGCGGCCAGGCGATGAGCTATATCAGCCGTAAGGATCTGGAAGCGCGCGGGGATGCCTTCATGTCGCAGATCCGCCGTGAAGCTGAGCGTCTGTTTAAGCAGGTTGAACCACAGCAACAACCGCAAAATATTCCGGAAATTATTCCAGAAGCCGTAGCGCCGGTGGAAGAGGCACCACCAGCAGCTGCTGAGCCAGAACTTCCGCTGACCAAGAAAGATATTGTTGAGCAAAGCGGCTTCAACTTCTGGGCGTGTGCCTGCGCGGCGTTCGGCGACAAAGAGGTATACACCTTCGCAGAATCGCGCTTCGCGCATACCTGGGCATCTGATTCAGTTGCAAGCCCTGAATTCATTGTTGTGCCGCTCGAAACCATTGCCCGTGCGGTAGCGCTGATAAGAGAAAATGTTGATCAGCAACAGCTGATTAACTGGCTTAACCAGCAAAGCTTCGAGCATGACAACATCCGTAAAGACATGCAGGAGCGTCTGCTAACTCTGGCGCCAGAGATGATCAGCGAATATGGAATTGAGGCCCCTGAGGTTACGGCGGTTCTCGAGTCCATCCCCCAGCATCACTGGCACAATATTCGTTCTCTGCGGGCCCGATTCCGGCTCCTGATGGATGAACGTAAAGCCGGGCAGAAAGAGGAGAAGGCAGCGTGAAAACCCTGACCATTCGCCAGCAGCAGGTTTTAGACCTGCTGGTCGATTACCAGAAACAGCACGGCTTTCCTCCAACCGTCAGTGAACTTGCCGGGTTAATGGGCTGCAGTTCGCAAAACTCGGCGCGGGACACATTGCTCTCCCTCCAGCGAAAAGGAGCGATCACTATCACCCCGGGCGTTTCCCGCGGGATCACCATTACAGGGCAGCAATCCGAAGACGAAGCCATTGCGATAATTCGTGCGCTGCTGATCGGCGATGAAAGCGCGCGCGAACAGGCGCTCACATTTCTGGAGATCCGCGGGGTTGAGCTATGAAACTGACTCTGCCATTCCCGCCGAGCGTCAATGCCTACTGGCGATCCCCAAATAGCGGCCCGTTGAAAGGCCGCACTCTCGTTAGCGCCAAGGGCAGGGAATACCAGAGCGATGCATGCGCTGCGATCATTGATCAGCTGCGCAAATTACCGAAGCCCAGCAGCGCTCCGGCAGCGGTAGAGATCGTTCTTTTCCCGCCAGATGCGCGGCGCCGTGATATCGACAACTACAACAAGGCGCTCTTCGACGCGCTGACCCACGCAGGCATCTGGGAGGATGACAGCCAGATTAAGCGAATGCTGGTGGAGTGGGGGCCAGTAACGCAGAAAGGAAAGGTCGAAATCACGATCAGTAAGTACGAACCGGCGGGTGCAGCCGCCTTATAAGTGGAGAAACGCATGAATCAGTTAATCGTGAATGATGCAGTGACGATGTCCAGCCGGGAAATTGCGGAGCTGGTACAGAGCAAACACAGTGATGTGAAACGTTCAGCGGAGCGTCTGGTTGCTGGTGGAGTTTTAACCGCGCCATTGGCGCAGTTCGATTTTGAGCACAATGGCAACGTTTATCAGGAGTACCGCTTCAACAAACGTGACTCGCTGGTCGTGGTTGCCAGGCTATCGCCAGAATTTACCGCAGCAGTTGTCGATCGCTGGCAGGAACTGGAGGAGGGACGGAATATCAGCGTGCCCCGATCTTTACCTGAGGCGCTGCGCCTGGCCGCAGATTTGGCCGAGCAAAAAGAGCAACTGACGCTCCAGCTTGCAGCTGCGGCGCCTAAGGTTGAATTTGTTGATCGCTACTGTACCGCCAACGGCTCACTCTCATTCCGCCAGGTGGCGAAGCTGCTTAAAGCCAAAGAAACAGAATTCCGCCTTTTCCTGATCGAGAACGACATCATGTACCGGCTCGGCGGTGCGCTGACGCCGCGGCACCAGCATATCGACGCCGGACGTTTTGAAGTTAAAACCGGGACTTCTAACACTTCCAACCACGCCTTCAGTCAGGCGCGCTTCACGGCTAAAGGGGTGAAGTGGATTGGTGGGTTATGGGCAGAGCATATCGCTAAAGGGAATGCTGCGTGAGAGCGTTACTTACCCCTGTCGTCGTGAAGGAGTTCGGGATCGTGGCTTTCCGGCCTGGTCCTGAACTCATGCCGCATTTCCATCGCGGGCGCATTCTGTTGGAGAACGAACCGGAGCGCCTGTCCAACCTGCCAACCGGCGAACTTCCAGCGGCAGGCCAGCCGCTGGCAGAGGACCCATTGATGGTGCCTGTCTTTGAGCATGCCGATGTTATTCAGCGGGCTGGTGGCCTGTCATGCCTTGAGGCCTGGCTGATGCGCGAATCTGGCTGCCAGTACCGCCACAGCGACTATCACCATCACGAAATGGTCACCATGCGGCACGCACCCGGCGCGCTGCGGTTGTGCTGGGCCTGCGATATCCGTGTGCGTGAGCAATTTACTGCCGAACTGGCGGGCATTGCACGAAATAACCTGGTAGCCTGGGTATTGTCGGTTGTTCGCTCCGGGCTGGGTTTCGATGATTCCCACCCGGTGACCCTGCCAGAACTGTGCTGGTGGCTGACGATCAATAAGCTGGCCCACGTCATCCCGGAGGCGGTGGCACGCAGGGTCCTGCGTATCCCGGCTGAGAAATTCCAGTCGGTGACGCGTGAGGCTGACATTGTGCCGTCGGTACCGCCCACCAGCATGGTGGAGGAGGCCGTTGAAAAGGTGCTGGCGCTGCAGGTGGATCCTGAGACGCCGGAATCCTACATGCTGAGGCCGAAGCGCCGACGCTGGCAGAACGAGAAGTACACCCGCTGGGTAAAGGCGCAGCCGTGTGCATGTTGCCAGAAACCAGCAGACGACCCCCACCACCTGATCGGCCACGGCATAGGTGGGATGGGTACCAAAGCGCATGATTTGTTCGTGATCCCGCTGTGCAGAGCGCACCACGATGAATTACACGCTGACGCAGTGGCATTTGAAGCGAAATACCGCACGCAGCCAGAGCTGCTGCTGAAAACATTAGATCGGGCGCTGGCAATCGGCGTATTAGCATGAATGGTGGAGATAACATGCGAGATATGTATGAAGTAATGGAACTATGGGGAGCATGGGCGGCTGGTGATCATAGCGGCGTTGACTGGCAACCGATAGCGGCTGGCTTTAAGGGGCTTATCCCTCATAGTAAAAAATCACGCCTGCAATGTAATGACGATGAAGGGATCATGATTGATGGTTTTGTAGCGCAACTGAAGGTATGTCATTATGAAGAGTATGTATTAATAATCGCACATTTTGTATTTGGAATATCGTTAAGGTGTATTGCTAAAAAATTAAAGTGCTCAGATGGAACAGTTAGAAAAAAAATGAGTTGGGCATTAGGTTTTTTTTCCGGATGTTTTGAAGCTATAAATGGCTAAAAAATCAGGCCACGGATGGCCTGATTTTATTTCTTCAGCAACTCAACTTTAAAATCTTTAAGTTCTTTACAACGAGATGCTACTATATCAATATGAGATGCTATTTGTTCGGCGTAAGGGATGTAAATATCATGCGATTTTTTTAGTCTATATTTCCCTTGTTTTCTTTCTTTTTTATAACCAGCGGAAATCAATAGGCTTTCGCAATTACTTAATGTTTCAAAAGATATTGGTTTAGGTATGGTTTCAAAAATGACGTGGCTTTCATCAAAAGTTGCAACAATCCATGTTTCCGTTGAAAAAGATGGTAGTAGCAATATAAGATTTTCGGGAATGCTTGCCAAACCCAACTTCTTAAGTAAGGAGTCTTGACAATAAATTCTTCTGTTATGTTTGCTCTCATCAAATCGTTCTGGCAAAAAATTAAGTTGGTCGGCTATATCTGTATCCATCTGTATAATTAAACCGTCCGCTGATGCTGCTTTTACGATAGCTTGCCAATTTTTTCTTACTACCGCCTTTCTTAATTTTTCAGAGAGTTTTTCGAGATCTTTCTCATCTTTATGTCCATATAACGTACACCATCTGGTTACGCCTACGTAACCATGCCTCTCCCAAGCACCGGTAGAGTCTTGCTGAGGTGAAATATGTCGTACTTCAACATCTTTTTTAGTAGTACGACAAATTTCTTCTGCAACTCTACGTATAACAGGGATATCAGAAGGGCCTTCACATACAAGTAAAAAAAGTAGTTTTTTCTCCATGGTTAAAACTCCGTCGGCATGCCGCCAAATGCCCCTGAAAGCCAGATTTCAGACAGTTTCATGCCAAAATATTGTTCTTCCCATATTTCTCTAGTCATGTCCTTGGGAGGTGCGATACGAGTGAATATACTTTGCCCATCTGCAGATCTCGATGCTACAATCAGACGATGCTCATCATTAAATAGATCTAATGCATCAAGCGTGCAGGGATTATGCGTAGTTAAAAAAATTTGCTTTTGACAATGCTTTTCGCTATTTAAGAAAAATACAATTTTTTCCATTAGTTTACGTACTAAGCCTGGATTAAGAGCGCTATCAATATTGTCTAAAGCAAAAATGTTTGGAGAATCTCTATGTGCAATTAATATCAAAACAAATAATATAAATAGCGCGCCCTCACTGACGTCATAAGCATAAAGATCATTGAAGTTTGATTTCATATACATATCTTTATACTTGACTACCTTCCTACCAAGGCTTACATGCTCAGATACCAAGGCGCTGTCTATTTTACCTGTAACGCCTAATGTTGAAAACCAATCTAAAAGCTCAAAGAAATTAATTATTTCATTTTGTTTGCTTTCGCTTGTGTAGTTAAAGATCTCACTTAGTGCATCAGCTAGTCTTCCACCATACAAACCAAGAGGTGATTTATTACTATTATCTGTTGCAACGCCTCGTAATATTGGAGTTGAAGGCGAATATATTGCGTAGCTGTCTAAGTCGCTCAGTTGTTTGGAAATTTTGCTATCGCTTTTTAGAAGGGCGCGATAAATAGATAATACACTATTTGTTTTTTTTAGATCTCCTTGTATTCTCTCACCAAAAATGGTGCTTCCATTATTTGAGCGACCAGCAAGTGTAACGCCTCTAAGACTTTTAAGCGACTCAGCATTGTAAGAAAAACCATTGATAGCATTAAGGCTCATTCTGTATGAAAGATCCTCTAATTCTGCTTCGAGAGTCAAAGTGTTCCTTCTGTCTTTGTTTCTAAAGGAGCTTCTAAAGATTTCATGAGAAGACAGCCTTGATCCTCTACGGGAGAGGCGTTCATAGTCAACTCCTCCTTCAACTGAGGCGGATATCATAGCGATTGCTTCAAGCAGATTGCTTTTACCTGCTCCATTCGTTCCGATTATGACGTTAAGTCGCCCAAAACCTATTCTTTGATCCCAAATCGACTTAAAGCCTTTGATCTTTAGGGATTTGATCTTTGACATTATTTTTCCCTTGTACAAGTCCAACTTAAAAGTGTTTAATTTTTTAGCAACGAAATGACTCCTACGCTGCTTTCACTATAATCCTCAATGGGAACTATTTTACATCAAAACGCTAACGCGTACGCAAAAACTATCGTAACCTGTTAAGAGTAATCACTACGACACACAGCTTAATTATCGAAACCCTGTCAGCAATGGCGGGGTTTTTACGTTTTTGAGCATTGGTAACCCTCGCGGATTTTTATGTCTGAAATTCTCCGCGCCACACATGGCGCAATTCAACCACAGTGCCTGTCAGGGGGAGCCATATGTGATTAGCTGTAACATTCGATTAAACCCAATAAATAACCCTGTGCCAAAGTGCGCATCTTACGGCCTTTGACATAGTGACGGCTACAGCCTCACAGACGGTTTTTCTTCCCCTCATTTATGAGAGGACTCACGGCAATAAGAGGGGGCTAAATGTCCGATCCGATTTCCGGCACTGGGCTGACTGGTGGTGCCCTTACGGGGGCCAGTGTCTATGGTCTGCTGACCGGGACAGATTACGGTGTGGTGTTTGGCGCGTTTGCAGGGGCTGTATTCTACATCGCCACAGCCGCTGACCTGGGCGCGGCACGCCGAATGGCATATTTCGTTGTGTCTTATATCGCCGGTATTCTCTGTTCCGGCCTTGTGGGTTCGAAGCTGGCTAACTGGACTGGTTACAGCGATAAACCTCTGGACGCCATTGGTGCCGTTATCGTTTCTGCATTAGCCGTAAAAATCCTGACGTTCCTGAATAACCAGGATGTCGGCTCGCTGGTGGCGCTGATAACGCGCCGGGGAGGTTCTGGTGGTACTAAATGACCCGACAGCAACTATCAACGCGCTGCTCTGCGCCGGGGTAGTGATCACCCTGATGTTTTACCGTCGTGGTGATTCCCGTCATCGTCCGTGGGTTTCCCGCCTGGCATGGCTAATTACCGTCACGTACAGCGCGGTGCCGCTAGCCTATCTGTGCGGCATATATCCTCATTCATCGTGGGCCACCATTGGGGCCAACGTCATTTTTCTTTCCGTGCTGGTGGCCGTCAGAGGCAACGTTGCGCGCCTGGTTGATCATCTGAGGCAATAATGAACCAAACACAATTTCAGAAGGCGGCTGGTATCAGCGCCGGGTTAGCTGCGCGCTGGTATCCGCATATCGACGCAGCGATGAAAGAGTTCGGCATTACTGCGACGCTCGATCAGGCCATGTTCATCGCACAGATAGGCCATGAGTCCGGTGGCTTTGCCCGGTTGGTGGAAAACCTGAACTATGCGGCAGACAGTCTGGTGTCAGTGTTCGGTAAGCACCGCATCACAGCACAACAGGCCGCAGCTCTCGGCAGAACGGCCACGCAGCCAGCTAACCAGAAAGCGATCGCCAATCTGGCTTATGGCGGAGAGTGGGGCAAAAAGAACCTGGGCAATCAGATGGCTGGTGACGGCTGGAAATACCGGGGCCGCGGCCTGAAGCAGATCACAGGCCTGAGCAACTATCGCAACTGCGGTCAGGCGCTGAAGCTGGATCTGGTAACCCACCCCGAGTTGCTGGAGCAGGATGTCTATGCCGCGCGATCAGCAGCATGGTTTTACATGTCCCACGGTTGCCTGCTTTATTCGGGCGATGTTGAGCGCGTTACGCTGATCATCAATGGCGGACGTAACGGTCTGGATAAACGGCGCACTCTGTTCAACCTGGCGAAGTCCGTTCTGGTGTGAGGTCAAGATGGGTATCGAAATGATCATCGGGCTGGCTGTAGCGGTGATCGCTGCTATCGCTGGTGCATTTGGATTAGGCCATTCCCGCGGCACCAGCAAAGCGGAAGCAAAAGCTGATCAGCAGCGCACCGAAGATAACGCCGCGGCAACGGTCGCAGCAGCAGAACGCCGGGTAGAAGCAACGAAAGAGGCCAGCAATGTACAGCAGACTGTTAACCATATGCCTGATGACGATGTTGATCGCGAGTTGCATGACTCGTGGAAGCGCCCCGGTGGTGGTTGATACTGCGTGTGACTGGGTAAAGCCAATCTACCTGACTGATCACGACATTGATGTGCTGGATCGGCAGACGAAGAAAGACATCCTGGCGCACAACAAAGCGTGGCAGGCGAACTGCCAAACGAAATAGAACCTCATCCGTGAGGCTCTGACACAGTCTCTCCGCTGGACTTTAAGCATAGAGAATTCTCAGCCTCGCAATAGCGGGGCTTTTTACTAACTGAGGAAATCAGATGAGTGAAGCAAAACCGCAGGTCGGCACTACCGTTAAGGGCTACTGCACGTTAACGCCGGGCGACATTGAGCGCATGAACCGCCTGAAAGGCGTTAGTCGTCATTTTTGCAGTCTGCTTGATACCGAGCGCGGTGAACTGCTCGCTATTCGCAATGATTCGTCGATGCTGAGTGCTGAGCAGGCGCGTGAGATTGATGACGCCCTGCGCTGCCTTTCTATCGCACGTACCAAAATGCAGGAAGCGTGTATGTGGTCCTGTCGTGCCGTTGCGCGCCCTGACGCTGATTGCTAGCCATTACAAAGCCCATTTGCTGGTGGGCTTGATAATGCCCTTGAATTACGTCATGCCATCCCCACATAGCCACAGTAACCCTCCATGTTGGAAGGGTATTTGGGGTATTGTTATGCTTAATAATTATTTCTTCGATCAAAATGGCTTTGAGCAAAAGGATGAAGTTAAGCGCGAGAAAGCAGTTGCCGCTGTACTTGAAATTCTGAAAGTTTCGGCTGGCCATGCCGCAACCCACGTTACGGTCACCGCGCTTAAAAACGAAGTAAGTGAAGCCGCAGACTCACTTCAAAAAGCCTTAGATAACAAGTAATTATAATGAAATTAATTCAACCGCCTCTGGGCGGTTTTTTTATAGCACAAACCTTAATATCCCCTTGAGCGGATAAATCTAAAATACCCCCTATAGGGGATAGGCATTGTCGCAGGTATTCAACAAGTGCCTGCGACAATGCTGTGGTATTCTCAAAATGATGTTTCTTTTCGGAAAATCATTAAATTGGGGATTTTATGGATTCGGTGACAGTTACAACAAAAGAACAATTGAAAAAAGCAAAAGAAGACAAGGTGGATGTTATCCATGTCGAGGGAGACCTTGCCGTAAACTTGAAACGAAGCAAGAAAGTCGCTGTGGCAGCCGCAGGATTCAGTGGCGTCGCTCTGGCAGGGTTGATTGCTGCTATTGCTGCTGCGCCCGCTACTGGTGGAGCTTCGTTTGCACTCTATGCTACTGGCGCTGGAGCATCTGCTGCGACCTTTACTGGAATTGAGGTTGCCACAATAATTCTTGCGGGTTCAATTGGGATTACACTTATCGTTGGGATTTACAAGGAATATGAAGAAATTGAAGCGTCAACATCTGGCGGACTGAAATTAAAACGAAAACAAAAAACTAGTTAGAAATACTCGCTTGCTAAGAAATATATCATTAAACCACTGGCATTAGCTGGTGGTTTTTTTTGGAGTGAATATGGCATCCACTTCACCCTGGCACCGCCTCTATAACACCAAGCGCTGGTACCGACTCCGTCATCATCAACTTCAGAAACAACCGCTGTGTGAGTTTCATCTCAAGCGAAATCAGGTAATAGCCGCATCTGTCGTCGACCATATCACCCCGCACAAGGGTGATGAGACCCTCTTTCATGACCCAGAAAATTTGCAAAGTTTATGCAAGCGCTGCCACGACTCAGTGAAGCAACGTATGGAGAAGGGCGGAACCGTTACTGAGTTCGACAATGAAGGCCGTGTTATCTGGTAAAAGGAGCAACGCATGAAAGATTTAAAGATTGAATACCGCGACGGCAAGCTGACAGAGCTGAGCATCGACGGTGTTAGCTTCGACACTCTCACTGGAATCTCCTTCAGCCACACGGTGGGCGAGACGCTGCCGACTGTCAGCCTGACCTTTCCGATCGGTATCGGCGAACGACTGGTACCCGCCAGCCTGTCCCGCGAAAATCTGCACATCATTGAAAAATGAGATTCATTCTCACTTCGGTGATGTGATGGCAGGGGGGAGGGGAAAAACTCTGGCGGCAACATTTTAAAGACCGCGCTCCCAGTTTCATTTTTAAAAACGTCCAGAAAAAAAGGAAAAACGCGATGGCACAGCGAGGCAGAAAGTCTCTGGCTGCGACGTCTGCTGTCTCGCTGCCAGCACTGGCTGAAAGCAGGCTACAACCGTCCATCCATCTGAGCGATCCGGAGATAAACGTCTGGGTCCGGCTGGTCAATGACAACCCGGCCAGCTCATTTACCGAAACGCACCGCGATATGCTGGAAATGTACTGCCGACATGTGGTGCAGGCGCGGCTCTTAACCACCCAGATTGAAGAGTTCGAGCTGGAATGGCTGGCCCGGGATGATGGACTGAAGCGCTACGACAAATTGCTCACTATGCGCGAACGCGAAGTGCGCTCTGCGTCCTCACTGGCGACGCGGCTGCGGATCACCCGGCAGGCGACTGCCGATCCTAAAACGGTAGGCCGTGCCAACAACAATCTGCCACGGGAGAGAAAACCCTGGGAAATTGAATAAGGCTCTTCGATGGCTAAAAAAACTCTGACAAGAGCCGAGAGGAATATCCTCTGGTGCGAAAGAAATATCGTTATTCCTGAAGGTAAGTTTGTTGGCCAACCCCTGAAAATGGCTGAGTTCATGAAGGACGATTTCAGGGCCATTTTCGACAACAAGCATGGCACACGTCGCGCGATCATCAGCCGCGGGCGCAAAAACGCCAAAACTGTTGAAACCGCTATGCTGATGCTGCTCTACCTGGTGGGGCCGGAGGCGGCGCCGAACTCGCAGCTGTATTCTGCCGCACGCTCGCGTGACCAGGCGGCCATTCTGTTTAACCTGGCCTCAAAAATGTGCCGGATGAATCCGGTGCTCATGCAGTACGTGGCGATCAAGGATTCAGCAAAAGAAATTCACTGCCCTGAACTGGGTTCTTATTACCGCGCACTGAGCGCCGAGGCCACCACGGCCTACGGTTTCTCGCCGCGATTTGTCGCCCACGATGAGCTGGGGCAGGTTCGCGGGCCGCGCGACCCGCTTTATGAAGCGCTGGAAACGGCGACAGCTGCTCAGGATAACCCTATCTCGGTAATCATCAGCACCCAGGCACCCGATGCGAGCGACCTGCTCAGCCTGCTGATTGATGATGGCCTGACCGGGGCCGATCCGCGAACGGTGGTCAGGCTCCAGACCGCGCCGGAAGATATCGATCCTTTCTCTGTTGAAGCCATCAGGCTGGCAAACCCGGCCTTCGATGTGTTCATGAACCAGAAAGAAGTGCTGGATATGGCCGCCAGCGCAAAACGCCTGCCGTCGCGCCAGGCTGAGTTTGAGAACCTTGTACTAAACCGCAGGGTTGAGGCGAAAAGCCCGTTCGTAAGCCAGACCGTCTGGCACATGAATAAAGAGGAACCCGGCGAACTGGCGGGCGCTACCGTCTGGGGTGGGCTGGACCTTTCCAGTGTGTCGGACCTGACAGCGCTGGTGCTCAACACAACCCAGGGCGATGTGCACTGTAAGTTCTGGCTACCTGAGGAAGGTCTGGCGGATAAGGCGCGTAATGATCGTGTGCCTTATGACATCTGGGCGAGGCAGGGCTGGCTGAACACGACACCCGGGAAAGCTATTGAGTATGCCTTTATTGCCCGGGAGCTGCGGCGCGTTTTTGATATCTGTAACGTCAGGGTACTGGCTTTCGACCGCTACAACATGCGATTCCTTCGTCCGCATCTTATAGACGCCGGTTTCACTGAGGCGGAGCTTGAGCGGTTCGTGGAATTCGGCCAGGGTTTTGTCTCCATGTCGCCTGCACTCAGAGAACTGGAAGCCAGATTGCTCGGCGCGCAGCTGAAGCATGGCAACCACCCAATCCTCGAAATGTGCGCCAAAAACGCCACGATAATCACGGACCCCGCTGGTAACCGCAAGTTTGTTAAAGGCAAGTCGAGCGGCCGTATTGACGGCATGGTGGCGCTGGCCATGTCTATCGGCGCGCAGACCAGTGATGAGGTGGAAGACCCTGGCGATGTTAACGATTTCATTTACAACTTTTTGAGCGTTTAAAAATGGCAGATACCGATTACAGCATTGACCTGCGAACGCGATCGCCATTCTGGGCGCGCATGGCCTCTATTCTGACCGGTGGCCGCCTGGTCTCACCGGATAATGGCTCGCAGATGGCGGGCACATCCGCTCACGGCACTGTCGGGGAATCGGTGGTGAGCGATGAACGCAACATGTCGATCAGCACCGTATGGGCCTGTATCCGGCTCATCTCCACCGTAACAGCCTCGTTACCGCTGGATGTTTTTGAAACCATCGATGATCAGCGAAAGAAAGTCGGCAACCAGAACCCGCTGGCGAAGCTTCTTCGCTTCCGGCCCAACAACTTCATGACCGCGCTGGAGTTTCGCGAAGCGATGACAATGCAACTCTGCGCCTACGGCAATGCCTACGCGCATGTGGAGCGTAACAGCGTCGGCGATGTCATCAGCCTGCTTCCGCTGATGAGCGCGAATATGGATGTCCGGCTCGATGGAAAAAATGTCATATACCGGTACCGGCGCGACAGCGAGTATGTGGACTTTAAACCAAAGGAGATCTTCCACCTGAAAGGCTTCGGCTTTAACGGGCTGGTCGGGTTATCGCCGCTGGCGTTCAGCGCCAAATCTGCAGGCGTGGCGATTGCTATGGAAGATAACCAGCGGGAGTTTTTCGCCAACGGCGCGAAGTCACCGCAAATCCTGATGACTGACGGCAAGGTGCTGACTAAAGAGCAGCGCGGGCAGCTGGAGGAAAACTTTAAGGAGATTGCCGGTGGCCCGGTGAGAAAACGTCTCTGGATCCTTGAGAGCGGGTTCACCTCGCAGCCTATCGGTATCTCGCCGCAGGACGCACAGATGCTTGAGGCCCGAAAGTTTCAGGTGGCAGAGCTTGCGCGCTTTTATGGTGTTCCGCCGCACCTGGTTGGTGATGTTGAAAAAACAACTTCATGGGGCAGCGGCATTGAGCAGCAGAACCTCGGCTTTCTCCAGTACACCCTGAAGCCCTATCTCGATCGCTGGGAGTACAGCATAGAGCGCTGGCTGGTAAAAGAATCCGATCAGGGAAGGCTGCACGCCGAGCATAACCTTGATGGCCTTCTTCGTGGAGACTCAGCGAGCCGCGCCACCTTCATGCAAACCATGGTTAATACAGGGATCCGAACCGTTAACGAAGTACGGCGCCTGGATAATCTTCCGCCTTTGCCTGGCGGTGATGTGGCGACGCGCCAGTCGCAGAACGTACCCATTACCGACCTCGGAACAAACAAAGAGCCCCGCAATGACGGGGCTTAATCTTTATGGGGGCCACGATGCCTGAAATTCACAAGACGCTGGCGTTCGACCAGACCGAAATCAAGTTTACCGGCGACGGCAGCAAGGGAACGTTTGAAGGGTATGCCTCGGTTTTTAATAACACCGACGCCGATGGCGACATTATTTTGCCCGGCGCTTTCGCTGGTGTGGTGGCTAACCAGAGCCGCAAGGTGGCAATGTTCTTCAACCACCAGACGCGAGCTATCCCTGTTGGCAAATGGGATGCCATGCATGAAGACGGGAAGGGGCTTTTTGTTCGCGGGCAGCTCACTCCGGGGTTAAGTCTGGCCGAGGATCTGAAAGCCGCCATGCAGCATGGCACGGTTGAAGGCATGTCGGTGGGTTTTTCAGTCGGCCCTGACGATTACACCGTCGGCACGTCCGGCCTCATTTTTAAAAACATATCTTACCTGCGGGAAATCAGCGTCTGCACCTTCCCGGCCAACGAGCTGGCGGGCGTAACCGCCATGAAGAGTATCGACGGCATTAAAACCATTCGTGACGCGGAGGCCTGGCTGAGGGATTCAGTCGGCCTTACGCGCGCTGAAGCGCAGGCGTTTATCGCCCGCGTGAAGTCCGCAGGCCGAAGCGAGTTCGGCGGCGGCGACATTGACGCGCTGGCACAGCGCATATCTTCCTTTGCCGCTAACCTGCGGAACCCTTAACGGAGCAAAACATGTCTGAATTAGCATCCCTGGAAAAAGCGATCGAGAACTCCCAGAAAGAAGTGAAGGAGCTTATCGAGGAACAGCGTAAATCCATCAACCAGAACGGCGAAATCAACAAGCAGCTGCAGACCGACCTGGCTAAAGCCCAGGATGAACTGAAAACCACCGGTACCCGTCTGTTCGATCTTGAACAGAAACTGGCTGGCAACTCGCCTGAACAGACCGCCCAGAAGTCCTTTGCAGAGCGCGTGTCCGAAGACCTGATGAAAGGCTGGGATGGCTCACGCACGAAAGCGAAAGTGACCAGCTTCGACAAAGCGATCGGCTCTGGCGCTAACTCCGCTGGCGCGCTGGTTCTGCCACAGCAGCAGCCAGGTATCCTGATGCCGGGCCTGCGTCGCCTGACCGTCCGTGACCTGCTGGCACAGGGGCGCATCACCAGTAACGCGCTGGAATACGTGCGTGAAAATGTGTTCACCAACGCTGCGGCACCAGTGGCGGAGGGCACCCTCAAACCGGAAAGTAACATCACCTTCACCAAAGAAACGGCAAACGTGAAAACCATCGCCCACTGGATCCAGGCGTCGCGCCAGATCATGGATGACGCCCCGGCGCTGCAATCCTACATCAACTCCCGCATGATGTATGGCCTGGCGCTGGTGGAAGAGAACCAGATGCTGAACGGGGATGGCACCGGTGACAACCTCCAGGGGCTGAACGTGGTGGCGACCGACTACGAAACCGCACTCAACGCGACCGGGGATACCGGTGCCGATGTTCTGGCACACGCCATCTACCAGGTGTCGCTGAGTGAGTTTGAAGCCGATGGCATCATTCTGAACCCGGCAGACTGGCACCGTATCGCGCTGCTGAAAGACGCCAACGGCAATTACATCATGGGCGGCCCGCAGGCGTTTGCCTCGAAAGTGCTGTGGGGTCTGCCGGTGGTGTCAACCACGGCGCAGGCGGCAGGCAAATTCACCGTCGGCGCGTTTGGCCTGGCATCTCAGGTGTGGGACCGCATGGATGCCACTATCGAGATCAGTAACCAGGATCGCGACAACTTCGTTAAAAACATGCTGACCATTCTGTGCGAAGAGCGCCTGGCGCTGGCGCACTACCGTCCTGCAGCTATCGTCACTGGCGATGTTGCGGTTTCCTCCGGCGAATAACAGAAGGGCGCGGTCAGTAATGGCCGCGTTTAATGTATGAAAATTAAAGCTCTCCGTATGTTCTCGCATTACCACCTGGGTACGGTATCCCAGGGCGAAACCCGCGTGGTGAAGAAAGAAATCGGCGAAGCGCTGGTGAAAATGCATCTGGCTGTTGAAGTTGAATCCGGCAAGGAGAAAAGCTCTCCTCCTGAACAGCCTGAACAGCCTGAACAGCCTGAACAGCCTGAACAGCCTGAACAGCCTGAACAGCCTGAACAGCCTGAACAGCCTCAAAAATCCAAAGCTGGGGGTAAAGGTGGAAATAAGCGCGGAGCAGATGGCGCTGATAAAGACGCATCTGAGGGTTGATAGTGACTTAGAAGATTCGCTTATCGCAGCCTACGCATCGGCGGCCGTCGATTATGTTGAGCAGTTCTGCGATGGCGCGCTGGTGGAAGCCATGACGCCGACACCTGAAGACAGAGAACCTCCCCGTGAGGTTCTTTTTACTCCCGGGATCTGGGCCGCAATGCTTTTGTTGATTGGTCACTGGTATGCGAACCGTGAAGCGGCAGCGCAGAACCTTACGGAAATGCCGCTCGGCGTTGAGGCACTTCTGATGCGCCACCGGAGGTGGCACTGATGGCCTGTTCAGGATGTGCCGCCCGCCGTGAGTGGCTTAAAAACTGGATGAAAATCGCCTATGAACGAGCAACAGGTAAACGAACTGCTGAAAGCGCTGGAGTCCCAGACAAAGGCGCAGAAAGACCAGACCGCCGCGATAAACCGCCTGGCGGAATCCAATGAAGCCCTGGCTGCCGTGATTAACCAGTCGATGGTCTCTGATGAGGACGACGACGGGTTACCACCGCAGACCTATCTGAGCGGTAAACCCAGGGGTTAAACATGCAGGCAGGCAAACTGAACAAGCGCGTTAAGCTACAGAAGCCTGTGAAAATGCAGAGTCCGGCCACCGGCGCGGTGGTTAATGGCTGGGCTGATGTTGCTGAACTCTGGGCTAACGTTACAGACCTTTCCGCGCGCGATTTTGTGGCCGCGCAGGCGGGGCAAAATGAGATCACGACCCGGATCACCATCCGCTGGCGTGAAGATGTCACCGATAAACACCGTATTCTTTACCGCGGACGAGTCTACGACATTCAGGGTGTGCTGGAAGACGATAAAAGTGGTCTGGAATATTTAACGCTTCCATGCTCCCGTGGGGTTAATGATGGCTGATGGCATTGATGTTCAGATCACCGGCATTGAGTCGCTGAAGCAGAAACTCAACGAGGTGAATGACGACCTGAAGCGAAAGGGCGGGCGCGCTGCGCTGCGCAAAGCAGGCAACGTTATTGTGAACCAGATTAAGGCGAACGCCCTGCGTCTGGACGATCCGAAAACGGCGCGCAGTATTGCAGATAATGCGGCGCAGCGCTGGAATGGAAGGCTGTTTAAGCAAACCGGCAACCTCGGCTTTCGGATTGGTATTCTGCAGGGGGCGAGACTCAAAAAGGATCCCAGCCTGGCCGCAGATGCACCCACACCACACTGGCGTTTGCTGGAGTTTGGTACGGAAAAAATGACACCGAAACCCCTTGTTCGCGCAGCGGCAACCTCCCGCACTCAGGAGGTGATCGCCACGTTCGCCACCGAGTATGAAAAAAGCATTGACCGGGCGCTGCGACGAGCGCGCCGAAAAGGAGGCGGATCGTGATTGCTCCCCTGTTTTCTGTGTGCGTGGCCAGTCCGGCAGTGCGGGCGCTGATTGGCGATTCGCCCGTGCGGATTTACCCGTTCGGACAGCAGGACGATAACGTGATTTATCCCTATGTCGTCTGGCAGAACGTGAACGGCGCACCTGAGAACTATCTCGGCCAGCGCCCGGATGCAGATACCTGGTCACTGCAGGTTGATGCCTGGGCGGATACCCCGGATGAGGTGATTGCTGTGGCCGCCGCGCTGCGTGATGCCATTGAACCCCACGCTCATATAACCCGCTGGGGCGGGCAGGAACGAGACCCCGAAACAAAGCGCTATCGCTATTCCTTCGATGTTGACTGGATAGTGAAGCGATAACCCTCAATACACCGGCCCGGCGCCGGTTTTTTTATGCACGGAGAAAACCATGTCTGTACTGACGCAAGGCACTCAGTTTTTTGTGCTCGCCCAGGGCGCGGTAAGTGAAATCGAATGCATCACCAGTTTTTCACCGGGTGGCAACCCGGCGGATCAGATTGAAGACACCTGCCTTTCTGAGCGAAACAGCCGCACCTATAAGGTCGGTCTGCGTACGCCCGGCCAGGCGACGGTGGGTCTGAACGCTGACCCGGAAAACGCCAGCCATATTATGCTGCACAACCTGGCGAACTCGGACGACCACGAAGAACTGACGTTTGCGGTGGGCTGGTCTGACGGCACTGCATCTCCGACGGCAGCCGCCCAGGGTGCAGCAGGTTCAGTGGATGGCCTGACGCTACCGGAAAGCCGCACCTGGTTTATTTTTCGCGGCTATGTCTCTGACTTCCCGTTTGACTTCTCCGCCAATACGGTGGTGACCACTTCAGCAACCATCCAGCGTTCAGGCGGATCGGTCTGGGTACCTAAGGCGGGTGATTAATGAAACTGACTCTCGATGCACTTAAACAGGCCGGGGCATTCACCGGCCGCCCGGTAGAAAAGCAGATCACCTGGCGCCAGGGCGAGGAGGAGTTCAGCGCTACTGTCTTTGTTCGCCCGCTGGGCTATCACTCGGCGATGACGGATGTGATGGCGGCAAACGGGCGCGTGGATGGCGTGGCAGGACGGATCGCCGCGTCCGTCTGCGATGAGAACGGGAAACCGGTATTCACCCCGGCGGACATTACCGGCGAGGCGGACCCGGAACGCGGTGCGCTGGATGGTGCGCTCACTATCGCTCTGCTGTTAGCCATCCAGGAGGTTAACGATCTGGGAAAGATGAACTCAGCGCCGACGATGAATTCTGGTGCGAACTCGTCCTGAATGGTATAGGCGGGCATACCATCGCCCAGGCTCAGGAAGTTCTCAGTTTCAGGGAATTTCAGATATGGGTGAAATACCGTGAGCGTTACGGGAGCCTCAATCCGATGCTTCGCACGGAATGGGCTGGCGGGATGATCTCCAGCACTATCGCCAACGTGAACCGTGGTAAAGACGCACCGCCTTTCAGCGTCAGTGATTTCACCCTTCACTTTACCAAAACAACGGCCACCACAGACCCCGTCACGCTTGATGAGGCTAAGCGGACCTGGTTTTAAACACTCACGGAGACGGTATGGCAGCCAGATCACTTGGAACCCTGACTATTGACCTGATTGCCAATATCGGGGGCTTCGCGGCGGGCCTTAACCGGGCGGAGCGGCAGTCTCAAAAATGGCGCCGTCAGGTACAGGAGGATGTCCGTCTTGCCGGTGCCGCACTAGGGTCGATGGCAACCATCGCGGCCGCAGCAGCGGTATCTGCAGGCGTGGCAGGTATTAACCTGTTAAAAACCACATCAAAGCAGATCGCTGAAACTGACAGGCTCGCCAAATCCCTGCGTATGTCCACACAGGACTTACTGGCCTGGCAGTTCGCCTCCCAGAAAGCTGGTGTGTCAGGCGAACAAATGGCCGACATCTTCAAGGATATCGGCGACAAGATTGGTGATGCGGTTCTTAACCAGTCGGGTGAGGCCGTCGATGCGCTGAATGCTCTCGGCCTGTCAGCGAAGAAGTTGTCCACGGAAACGCCCGACCGACAACTGCTGGCAATCGCCGGGGCGCTGGAAAAGGTAGGTACTAACGCCGAAAAGATCACCATACTCGAAAGCCTGGGCAACGACCTCTCAAAACTGTTGCCGCTTTTCGATAACAACAGCCAGAAGCTTCAGCAGTTTCTTAAGCTGTCACGGCAATACGGCGTAGCGCCGGATCCCCAGTCCATTGATGATCTGGTCAAAGTAAACTCACTTTTTGAGGATATGGAGACCCAGGCGCAGGGATTAAAACTCGAAATAGCAACAGGTCTGGCGCGTGTAGATCTTTCACCCTTACAGGCCGGACTGAGTGATTTGCGGGCAGTATTCACCGATCCTAAAGTCCTGCAGGGACTGGCAGATATGGTAGGAGGAATTGCTTCCCTTGTCGGCTGGCTGGGCAAAGCCGCGTCATCGCTGGGTAGCCTTATTGATAATTATCAGGGCGGGCAAAAATTATCCGCGAACGCCTCGTTGTTTGAAGTTGAACGGCGGATCAGAAACCTTGAAGCCGATCTGAATGACGAAGGTTTCCTGGCGGGTGTTAATCGCCTCGGCATGGATACGGAAGGGAAGCAGAAGGAGCTGAACGAACTACTGGCGCAGCGTACGCGCCTAAAGTCGATTGCTGCAGCGGTGCCTGTTATTTCCTCCGCAACATCTCCTGTTACCGCCTCAGGTAATTACACCCTCGCTCCAGGCGAGTCCAACGGAAAAGTGACCCCTGACACGGGTGCCAAAAAGCTGGAAAGTGCCTTCAAATCCATGGAACTGGGCTACCTGCGCCAGATTGCACTGATCGACACCACCGGCCAGAAAACAGCAGAGGTGACCGAGCAGCAGAAACTTCAGTTTGATCTGGCGGAGGGAAAGCTCACCGATATTAACGACGCCCAAAAAGTCCGGCTGCAGCAGCTGGCTCAGGAAGTGGACCGTCTGAATCAGCTTAAAAAAGCCAATGAAGAAAACGCGAAAGTGGCGGCGTTCATCGCGGGCCTGCAGGCGCAGAACGATAATGCCCGCGCGGATTTGACCGTGGATATTCAGGGGGCCGGAATCGGCAATAAACAGCGTGAACGGCTCAGGGAGCGATTGGGTATCGAGCGAGACTATCTTGATCAGCAGCGGGAGCTTCAAAAGCAGTATCAGGCTGGTGATATCAGCCTGACGGTTTATGACCGGGAAACGCAGGCTTTAAAGGATGCGCAGGCTGAAAGGCTGGAAATCCAGGAGGATTACTACAAACAAATTGATGCGCTACAGGCTGACTGGATAACCGGTGCGCGGGACGGCCTTGCCGACTGGGTTGATGATTCCACGAACTATGCAGCGCTGGCGGCCGACGCCATGCAAAGCGCGCTATCAGGTATCAGCAGCAACATCGTTGACATGCTCAACGGCAACAAAGCGAGCTGGAAAGACTGGGGCATCAGTGTCATGAAAGTCATTGAACAGGTAATGGTGAACATGATGATCGCCAACGCGGCCAACTCCATCGGTTCGCTGTTTGGCGGCGCTGCCTCGTCTTCCGCAGGCAGCGGCACTGCGCTTCAGTCATACGGGGCAAATCTGCAGTTCAACGCCAAAGGTGGTGTTTACTCTTCAGCAGATCTCAGCCAGTACAGTAATTCTGTCGTGAGTTCCCCCACAATGTTTGCGTTTGCCAAAGGTGCCGGACTGATGGGGGAGGCTGGGCCGGAAGCCATCATGCCGCTTACCCGCGCAGCCGATGGTTCCCTGGGCGTACGTGCTGTAGGAAATGGCGGCATTACGCCGGGCGGCGGTGACGCGCCGCAGGTCAATATCCATATTGATGGCAACGGCAACACCCAGACTCAGGCGAGCGGGGGTTATGAGCAGTTCGGGCGTGAAGTGGGCAACTTTGTCGATCGGCGTTACCGCGAGCTCATTAGCCGTGATATGTCCCCGGGTGGCGCGCTCTGGAATCTGGCAAAAGGAGGTCGCTGATGGCTCTTGAAACGTTCAGCTGGTGTCCACGAATCAATGCGGAACAGGAGGTAAATTTTCGCCGTCGTACCGCGCAGTTTGGTGACGGGTACCAGCAGGTGTCCGGGGACGGGATTAATCCCCGGTCGCAAAAGTGGAATCTTCAGTTCACCGGTACCGAAGCGTACATCGCGGCGATTAAAGCCTTTCTCGATCGCCATCAGGGTGTGAAGGCATTTCAGTGGCACCCGCCACTTGAGCCAGTGGGGTTATATCGTTGCGACACCTACACTCCGACTTCGCTGGGCGCCGGACTCTTCAACCTTTCCGCAACTTTTGAGCAGGCTTATAAACCATGAGCTTAAACAGTGATTACCAGAAACTTGAGCCGGGCAATGAGGTCCGGCTTTTTTCTGTAGATGGCACGGCGTTCGGCACCGGAGAAGTGCTGCGTTTCCACAGCTACAACGTTCCGCATACAGAAGCAGAGATTGTGACCGCTGGTGGTGATGAATCGAAACTACCCGCCAAAAGCATCTGGTGGCAGGGGCAGGAATACAAAGCATGGCCGTGCCAGATTGACGGGGTCGAAGCGTCAACCAGCGGCAGCAGCGCACAACCGAAATTATCGGTCGCTAACCTGGACGGCTCTGTCACCGCACTATGCCTGGCGTATGACGACCTGCTTCAGGCTAAAGTGACGATTCACGACACACTGGCCCAGTACCTTGATGCACGTAATTTCGCCGGAGGAAACCCGGCGGCAGACGCCACGCAGGAAAAGCTGCAGGTCTGGTATATCGACGCAAAAACGTCTGAAACAAACGAAGTGGTGGAGTTCGCGTTATCCAGCCCGATGGATCTGCAGGGCCTGATGATACCGACACGCCAGCTCCATTCTCTTTGCACCTGGTGCATTCGTAATAAATACCGTACTGGTGATGGTTGCGATTACGCCGGGTCCCGCTATTTCGATAAAAACAACAATCCGGTCAGTGATCCTTCTCTGGACGAATGCAACGGCACTCTTTCTGCCTGCAAGCTTCGGTTCGGTGAAAATAACGAACTCTCATTCGGCGGTTTCCCGGGCACCTCATTGATCAGGAGTTAACATGCGTAAAAAGACCGTCACGGCCATCATGGCGCACGCTGCGGAAGAGTATCCGCGCGAGTGCTGCGGCGTGGTAGCGCAGAAGAGCCGGGTAGAGCGGTATTTCCCCTGCCGCAATCTGGCCTCTACTCCAGAGGACAACTTTGTCCTTTGCCCCGAGGACTACGCCGCCGCCGAAGAATGGGGCCCGGTGACCGCTATCGTACACAGCCACCCCGATGCAACCACCCAGCCTAGCGAAACGGATAAAGCCCAGTGTGACATCAACGGGCTACCCTGGCACATCGTCAGCTGGCCGGAAGGTGATGTACGGACCATCATGCCCCGGGGAGAGATCCCACTCATTGAGCGGCCTTTCGTCCTGGGCGTGTACGATTGCTGGGGGCTGGTGATGAGCTATTTCCGGCAGACGCACGGGATCGAGCTGCATGACTATCGGGTAAATTATCCCTGGTGGGAAGACGAGTACCCGGATAATTTCTATCAGGAATGCTGGTACGAATGCGGGTTCCGTGAGTTCGACGGCGCGCCGCAGCCAGGTGATATGGTGATCATGCAGGTTCAGGCCAATAAGTGGAATCACGCGGGGATTCTGCTGGAAGGCAATATGCTGCTGCACCATCTTTACGGACACCTGAGCCAACGCGTGCCATATGGTGGCTACTGGCAGGAGCGGACGATGAAGGTTCTACGATATAAGGACCTGTGCTAACCTTTTGTAAAACCAAAGGGGATAGGGACATGAAAAAAGCATTAGTAGCCTTTTCTTTGTTAATCATAGCTGGTTGTTCGAGCATGCAGGATCTCAGGAAGGAGCCAGCGTCAAATTCTTATCAGTCGAAGAAACAAATTGACGCGGTGGCTGAATGCATTCTCGGTGGCTGGCAAGAAGAAAGCCCAAAATATGGAAGCGTTTTTATTCAGCCTTATGACGGTGGTAAAACTGTTTTTACACAGTCTCAACTTGAGATGGTTGATTTAATATCGGATGGCAAAATTACCAAGATAGAATTTCGTCATCAAGGTGGCCTATTCGCTTATCGAATCAACAGCCGGATTAAAGTAATAGAACGCTGTATCTAACCAAGAGTTAACCCGCTTTGGCGGGTTTTTTTATGGTGAGAGTATGAAAGAAATAATGACAACAATTGAGCTAGGCGGAGTGCTAGGAAAGAACTTCGGTAGAACCCATCAGCGACTGATATCGCGAACTGGTGAAGCAGCTATTGCTCTAAGTAAAACATTACCCGGCTTCGAAAGCTTCATGATCAGCAGTAAGCGTCGCGGATTAACTTTCGCGGTTTTTAAAGGAAAAAGGAATATAGCTGCTGATGAGATGGGTTTTCCCTCAGAAGGCGACGTAGTAAGGATCATGCCTGTGATTATCGGCAGTAAACGCGCTGGTCTTTTGCAAACCATATTAGGAGCGGTTTTGATAACTGCGGCTGTCTTTGTTTCTGGCGGTGTTGGCGCTGCGTTTGCTGCTGGTGGCTTGACGGGTTTTGCCGCGGCCACTGGCGCTTCTTTGGTACTCGGTGGCGTAGTACAGATGCTATCTCCTCAGCCTACAGGGTTGGCCAGTAAGCAGGATGCGGATAACCGGGCCTCGTATGCGTTCGGCGGCGTAACGAACACTGCAGCACAGGGTTACCCAGTTCCTCTGCTTTACGGGCGGAGGCGAATCGGCGGCGCGATCATTTCCGCAGGCATTTACGTCGAAGATCAGCAGTAAAAATAAACCTTTCATTCAGGCTACCTTCGGGTGGCTTTTTTTATGGGCGCAATATGGTAAACGCAACCGCTATCCGGGGCCGCAAAGGTGGTGGCTCCAGTTCCCGTACTCCCACTGAGCAGCCAGATGATCTGCAGTCTGTAGCAAAGGCCAAAATCCTGATAGCGCTGGGAGAGGGGGAGTTTTCCGGCCAGCTCACCGGCAAAAATATTTATCTGGATGGTACAGCGCTGGAGAACGCCGACGGGTCGCAAAACTTTAGCGGCGTGACGTGGGAGTTTCGCCCGGGTACTCAGGCGCAAAAATACATTCAGGGCATCCCCGGCACTGAAAACGAGATCAGTGTGGGTACTGAGGTATCAAGCGCCACCGCCTGGACGCGCACGTTTACCAATACCCAGCTGTCAGCCGTTCGTCTGCGCCTGAAATGGCCCTCGCTGTTCAAACAGGAGGACGACGGCGATCTGGTCGGCAACTCGGTTAACTATGCCATTGACCTGCAGACCGACGGCGGCACCTGGCAGACGGTGCTTAATACCAGCGTAACCGGTAAAACCACATCCGGCTATGAGCGCAGTCACCGTATCGATCTCCCACAGGCGGGCAGCAGCTGGACCATTCGCCTGCGCAAGCTGACTGCTGACGCAAACAGCGCGAAGATCGGCGACACGATGACGCTGCAGAGCTTCACCGAGGTGATTGACGCCAAACTGCGCTACCCGAACACCGCGCTGCTGTACATCGAATTCGACTCAAGCCAGTTCAACGGCTCTATCCCGCAGATCTCCTGCGAGCCGCGCGGGCGCGTGATCCGCGTACCTGACACCTACAACCCGGAAACCCGTACCTACACCGGTACATGGACCGGGGCGTTTAAGTGGGCGTGGACCGATAACCCGGCGTGGATTTTTTACGACCTGGTTGTATCCGACCGGTTCGGCCTGGGCCACCGGCTCACGGCGGCGAATATCGATAAATGGACGTTATACCAGGTGGCCCAGTATTGCGATCAGCCGGTACCGGACGGGAAGGGCGGCAGCGGTACCGAACCGCGGTACATCTGCAACGTATACATTCAGGACCGGAACGACGCCTATACCGTTCTTCGTGACTTTGCGGCCATATTCCGGGGCATGACCTACTGGGGCGGCGATCAGATCGTGGCCCTGGCAGATATGCCCCGGGATGTGGATTACAGCTACACCCGCGCCAACGTCATTGATGGCCGATTTACCTACGCCAGCAGTACCACGAAAACGCGCTATACCACGGCGCTGGTCTCCTGGTCCGATCCCGCTAATGCCTACGCTGACGCGATGGAACCGGTGTTTGAGCAGGCGCTGGTGGCGCGCTACGGATTTAATCAGCTGGAAATGACGGCCATTGGCTGCACCCGGCAGTCGGAGGCGAACCGTAAAGGGCGCTGGGGCATTCTCACCAATAACAAGGATCGCATCGTATCGTTTGACGTTGGTCTGGATGGCAACATACCTCAGCCCGGGTACATCATCGCCGTCGCTGATGAAATGCTGTCCGGGAAGGTCACCGGCGGGCGAATCAGCGCGGTGAATGGCAGGGTGATCACGCTGGACTGCGTTCCGTATGCGAAGGCAGGTCACCGCCTTATTCTCAACCTCCCGTCCGGTGCATCTCAGGGACGCACAATCCAGGCAGTGAACGGAAAAGCGGTGACGGTCAGCGCTGCCTACAGCGAAACGCCGCAGGCGGAAAGCGTCTGGGTGGCGGAATCCGACGAGCTGTATGCACAGCAGTACCGGGTGATCAGCATCAGCGACAATAATGACGGAACGTTTACTGTTACCGGTGCGGCTCACGATCCGGATAAGTATGCCCGCATCGATACAGGAGCCATTATTGACCAGCGCCCGGTGAGTGTCATACCTCCGGGTAACCAATCGCCGCCGGCTAATATTGTGATCAGCTCGTTTTCAGTGGTTCAGCAGAATATCAGCGTCGAAACCATGCGCGTGAGCTGGGACCAGGCGCAGAATGCTATCGCCTATGAAGCGCAATGGCGCAGGAACGACGGCAACTGGGTTAACGTGCCGCGCAGCTCTACCACCTCCTTCGACGTGCCGGGTATTTATGCCGGACGCTACCTGGTGCGCGTACGCGCTATCAATGCCGCCGAGATTTCCTCGGGGTGGGGTTATTCAGAAGAGAAAATGCTGACGGGCAAAGTAGGCAATCCGCCAAAGCCAGTGGGTTTTGCAGCTTCTGACAACGTTCTTTTCGGTATTGAACTGACCTGGGGGTTTCCGGCCAATACCGACGATACGCTGAAAACTGAAATCCAGTACAGCCCGACCGGGAGTGCGGATAATGCGATGTTGCTGGCCGATGTGCCATATCCCCAGCAAAGATACCAGCAGATGGGCCTCAGGGCTGGCCAGATATTCTGGTACCGCGCGCAGCTGGTTGATCGGACGGGTAACGAGTCTGGTTTCACCGACTGGGTGCGCGGCATGTCGAGCGATCAGGCCAGCGATTATCTGGAAGCCATTAAAAACGAAGTGCTGTCGGCGGAGGACGGCAAGGCGTTAACGGAGCAGATCGACTTTAACATTGCAGGTGTCCTGCAGAACACCCTGGCTGGCATTCAGGGGGCGAATATCACCTTCCAGCAGTTCGGCGCTGCGTATGCGGAAATCTCAAACGCGCAGATCCTGATTGCTGATGCTAACCAGGCGTTTGCGCAGTTCCAGGAACTGGTTGCTGTTCAGTTTGCTGGAAACGCAGCGGAAATTAATGAGGTAAAAACCGCGCAGGCTACCGCAGATCAGGCTTTTGCTGAATATAAACTCGTGGTGAGCGCCAGCTTTAATGGCGTGAATACGAGCATCGATGGAATAAATAAAAGCGTTGTTAAAGTGCAGGCCGACGTTGTTACCCTCCAGACGGCGCAGGCCGATGCCAGCAGGGCCTTTGCTGAGTACCAGCAGCAGGTAACGGCTACTTTTGGTCAGCAGCAGGCGGCGATTAACCAGAAGATGACATCTGTGGTTGACGCAACCAGCGCCAGCGCGATTTACACGTTACGCGCCGGGGTGAATTACAACGGGCAGTATTATGACGCCGGGCTGTCAATTGCGACGATTGCCAGTGGCTCCGGTATCGTCAGCCGCGTGGCGATCAATGCCGACCAGTTCGTGATGCTGTCCGGGCAGGCCGGCACGCAGTTTTCACCGTTCGCTGTTGTCGGTGGACAGGTCTTCCTGAACAGCGCATTTATCCAGGAGGGAACGATCACAAGCGCCATGATTGCGGGCTACATCCAGTCAACCAACTATGTCGCAGGCTCGGCTGGATGGCGTCTGAATAAGGCAGGCACCCTCGAAATTAACGGCAGTACAGGCGGGGGGCAGCTTAAAATCACACCTGACAGAATTGTATTTTATGACGCTTCTAACAGACCCCTGGTGGTAATGGGTAAGCCATTATGATGCAAATGTTTATTGAGGGAACCAGCTTCGACGCGACAAACTCTATGGGATTCACTTATGTGATAGATCATATTGTCGTGAATGGGGCCGGTTCGAAAACATATTCCACGTCAGGATTTAATCTCGACGTGACTGCAATGAATAATACCCTGGCAAACAATGAGCAAAATAACACTATCACCGCCTCAGTTTCAGGCAACACATTGTCATGGAACACCACAATTCCGCTGCGACTGATGGTGACAGCAACAGCGAAAACAGGGGCTGATACGGGATACGCCGGGTTTGCCCTTTATCAGTACCCGGCCAATGTCAAAACCGTAAAGCTTGCTCCCGACTTTACGCCATTTGTTCTGACAAACGTTATTGATATTGAGCCAGGTGCCAGAACAGTCGATACCGGTGTCCCGGTGGGGGCAGGGATTATGGTTTTCATGCGGAACCGTAATAACGAAGGGGGAGCACTGAGCCGATCTTTCTTCAACCAGATAGAAAGTGGAGGGACATATCAGCTGCAGTTTGCTAATGCGGGTCAGAATCAGTACCCGACAAGGGCATATGTATTTTCAAAGGTTCTGCCTCCCGTTCCTGCTGCTGGGTTCTATATGTACCGCGACGGGGTGATGGTGTGGCACAACAATTGTCTCCCGCTGGACGCTAAATTTATCACTCAGTCATATATGGAGTCAGATCGGCCAATGGCAGTCACGACCGGAATAACTGGCTTTATGTATATCCCGCAAGATCCAGCAAACCCAAATTATGGATTCTCTAATTACCTCTGCTCAGGTGCCGGTATAGCAAGCAATGGCAAGTGGAGAACGAACAACACTGAGGTTTATCAGTCAACGCTTGGCAGCGTTAGTCTAACGGTCAAGTCCTGGGTTGTAGGTACGAAAGTCATGTATATAGACTGCAATCCCTACGACAACTACTACAGACAATCTCTTAAAAAGTAGTCCTCTCCCTCAACTTATCCGAATTACAGAACCCAGCTCAGGCTGGGTTTTTTATGGAGCAAATATGTCCGCAGGCACAATTAAGCTTACTAACGGCTCTACTGCAGTAGTCGGTACCGGCACTGCGTTTACCTCAGATCTGAAATCAGGTGACGTTATTACCGCAACAGTCGGGGGTATATTCTTCACCCTGTTTGTTAACGCCGTGACGAGTAACACCGCTCTCACACTGACCGATCCATTCACCGGGCCGACAACTTCCGGGCTGGCCTGGGTTGCAGTACCGCAGCTGACGCTCAACCGCATTACCGCTGCCCTGGCTGCTCAAACTGCCGAGTCGGTGCGCCGGGTACTGCAGGAGAATGCTAACTGGCAGGCTTTTTATACTGGCACTGGTGATATCACTGTCACGCTCCCTGACGGAACACCAACCGGGCGTCCGGTTACCGGCCCGTCATGGGCGAAGATAACTAACCAGACAAATGCGGCTGTACAATGGCGCGGTGCATTGCCCTCAAACGCCAACCTGAACACCTATGGACCAACTGCGGCCTACGTTGGGCAGTGGGGACAAAACACATCAACAAATGCGCAGCCAGCTAACGGATTTCCGGAAGAGAATGCTGTTGGTATGCTGGAAGTCATTAATGGTGGTGCCTTTGGCGGCACGCAACGTTACACCAGTAGAAGCGGAAACATCTATATCAGGTCGCTCATTGGCTCATGGAATGGCACTGACGGCCCTTGGGGTAACTGGCTTGCTGTTGGTTATATGCCAATGCCAAGCTATTTCACTGGGGATATGAACACGCTGGTGACTCCAGGCAACTGGTCTATTACATCAGCAGTGACCAATGGGCCAATTCCATCAACAGGTACAGCAGTTACTCCAACAGGCATTTGTAAGGTTGAATTACGCCTAAGCACAAACTCAGTAGTTCAGACGTTTACGTCAGTTGTGACTAACAGTGCATTCATAAACAGGACGTGGACGCGCACCCTTTCCGGCACCACCTGGTCATCATGGGATTTGCAGGGGACAGGGGCGCTTAATGATTTGGGTATCGGGATACCGGTCCCAATGGTTTCCTCTTTAGACTGGCAGACCTTTGACTTTGTCCCCGGCGCTCAGCATGTGTGCCTGCCAACCAACCAGACAAACATCCCTGCAGGTTTGACGTATGTTTCAACCACTGCGCCAACCAATATTAACGTGCTGGGCGGCAGGGGTAACACCACCGCACTAATCCTGATGGTTACGCAGTTCACAACCGGTGCGACCGCAAAAAGCTATTTTATTGTGGTATCTGGTTCACCTCCTGCGCGAACATTCACCATTTATGAAAACTTCACCTCTGCGAGCGTGATCCCCGTTGCCAACGGCGGCACTGGGCAAACAACGGCCGCAGGAGCGAGAACGGCTCTGGGCGTTGCGTATGGCACTGCAGCCGGAACTGTGGCAGAGGGTAACGACACACGCCTGAATACTATCAATAACAAAACGGGCGGGAATATCATTTCAAGCGTTACATGTACCACTGGTACTACGTTGGGTATTGGCGGCGCCAACAATCCAATTTACCTGACAAATAATGCTGGCGATGGATCGCCGATGACTTTTACAAACCAGATTTTCGGGAGATGGTACAACGCCAACTGGGTTTTGGGTGGCGTTCGTGGTGGCGGCACAGAACTTAGCCATGTGCAACTCTCCGTTAACAACGCAAATCAGGCCACTGATTTCACATTCAAATCGACCGGGGTTGCCACCGCTACTCAATGGCAGGATGTATCCGATGATCGCAAGAAAGAAAACAAGAAGATAATTGGAGAACCCATCGAGAAGATGAAGACCTTTCGCGGCATCACGTTTTCATACATCGAAGGGGGGAGCACGTCAGCAGGTTATATCGCGCAAGAGGTTAGAAAGGTTCTGCCGGAAGTCATCAGCGAAGATCATGAAGGGTTCCTGTCAATGAACGTCGCCGGGGTAGGCGCTTTGCATCATGAGGCGATCCTTGCGCTGGTTAAACGGGTTGAGTATCTGGAAGCCAGGCTTGGTTTGCAGCCTGACGATGCAGAACCAGAAGAGACGGGTGAACAACCGGATGTTCAGCAGTAATTATCAATAGGCATAGCCTCCTTGCCCTGAACTCTCTTTAAAACTACTGTATAAATACACAGTAATAATAAAAGAGAGGTCACCATGCCCCGCAAATCAGACATTAACGCGGCTTTTACCGCGGCCATACAGCTAAACCCGAAAGGGTATCAGTGCCTTCACACAGAAGACTTCATACGTGAGCTGCGCGCCAGGAACTGGCATTTCACCCAGGCTGATGCGAATGAATGGATCGAGCAGTACCAGACTTGCTTCGTAGACAAGACGCCGGACGGTAGCCAGAACCGCCTATGGATGCTGCGCAATATGGGAAGGGTGCTCTGATGGGTTTCGTATCTCCGGCAAACGATTATGTCGAGCAGCGCCTGTCTCCGGCTAGTATATGCACCACGAACGAAAGCCGCATCCTGGAAACGTCATCCGGGTTTGCGGTGATCGAGCCGGTCACCCGATTGGTGCAGGGGCAAACTCTGCTAATACTGATAGGTGGCCGAACGCAGTTCGCCAAGCTCAGGGGAAGGGCTTTAATCACGGATGATGGCGAAGCGATAGAGGGCGCTGCAACAGAGGATATCGAGGTGATGGGACGGGTTACATACTTCATCAATCAAACTGACGATGATGATATCCCAGTGTAGATATGGGTATCCATCAAGCGCTGTAGCAGCAATTAGTCATCGCAATCGTGCAGGTTTAACAAAACCAGCCGTAATAGGCTGGTTTATTTAGCATTTTTTTCGCAAAGAGAAGATTTGAACCTGCGACCTATTACAAACCTTAACTGCTAGTTGAGGTCGTAATATTTCTTCAATGCCGATGATAAAAGGTCAGTAACCGCAGCTACGCCGATTCCTGCTGTGCTGTTCGCTGCCTTGAAAATCATTCCTGAAAACCACTGACCTACTGCCGAACCATAGTTTTTGCTTCGAGGCGCAATTGGGCCATCAGAGTTTATTGCAACTTCTAATTCGTTTAAGTCTTGGATAGTAATACCTTCAGATAAAAGGTGTTTTTTCAAAGAATTAAAATCATTTTTAGACACATTATTAGTGATGTTAAAGCAACTGTTATCACCCAAGTTTATTACAGTGTTATCACCAAATACGGCGTTATTTAGAAGTGAGGAAGTGTCAAAATTCTTTAATTTTTCTGTCATAGTAGCTGTCCCTGGTACGCTGGATACATGATCGGATAACTCTAAAACAAAATCTAAAAGTCTCGACCTTACTTGGGTCATTATTGAAGTGAAATTATGTAATGCGATCTCTTTGTAGCAGGCCGTTATCGAGTATCCCTTAGCAATTTGCTTTCTATATTTTAACTGAGCGTAATCGATTGGAATTGGCTGTTGTAGATCTTGGTTTTCTGTAGCATTAATCACGAGCTGTTCTATCTGACTAATCGAAAGCCTTACCTTTGAAGTGGTAGCATCCTCATAATCATTATCATCTAAATACGAAATCGGAAGAGGGAAAGCCTTGTAAGTACTCACTCCATTTGTAATGTTTGCGAGTATCCGCGTAGTTACAACCCTGTAATCAGGAAGATGAGCTGCATTAGGGTAACCGTGGAGTTCAAAATTTGCCCAAGTGGCAAGCTCTTTTTTACCAATAGAGTAGAGAAGAACCTTCGTCTTTAGCAGTGCGTTAGTTGTTCCTTGATCGCCCGAGCTTAGGATCGTAATAATCTCTTCCAACTGGTTCACAAGATTACTCCTCATAAAAAAAGCCCGCGAGGCGGGCTTTTATGTCACTCAGGAGCCGCGGCTCCCTTGCGTATCCTTTTTTGTCCCCTCACCGTCTGGTCGGTGTCCTGCTGAGACTACTAACTTCCTGTTATTGCTGGTGATGTCCTATCACCGTCCAATCATGATTGGTGGAGCTGGCGGGAGTTGAACCCGCGTCCGAAATTTCTACATCCTCGGTACTACATGCTTAGTCAGTCTTTACATTCGCACGCCAGCTGCGGACAGACACGCCACTAACGAACTAGCCTGATTAGATTTAACACTTCAGCCCCAGGCAGGACATCCATGCGATCTCTTTTGGGTTTGACCTCTCTTTGATCCCCGTCTTAAGAGCGGAAGCTAGGGAGAGAGGGCTCTTAGCAGGTTATTAAGCTGCTAAAGCGTAGTTTTCGTCGTTTGCGACTATTTTTTTGCGGCTTTTTACGAGGCAAACCGCCCCTCGGCATGCACCTTGGGTTTCGCAAATCCCGTCGAATCCAGAATCAGCCCCAATAGTGTTACAGCAAGTATACCAGAACTCGTAGCCGGGATACCACCCCGGAACGCTAACTTATTGAATCGCTCAATAAGTGCGTTGAAATTAACGGCCTGCGTGCTTCATGATGCGCGCTTTATCGACCTGCCATTCACGGTCTTTCGCGTCGTTACGCTTGTCGTGCTGCTTCTTACCTTTTGCCACGCCGATTTTCACTTTGCACCACGCGTTCTTCCAGTACAGCGACAGGGCGAGCACGGTATAACCTTCGCGGTTGATGCGCCCGAACAGGGAATCCAGCTCACGCTTGTTCAACAGTAGCTTACGGGTGCGGGTAGGATCGCAAACGTAGTGTGAAGAGGCGACCGTCAGTGGCGTAAAGTTCGCGCCAAACAAAAAGGCTTCGCCGTCTTTGAAGATCACGTAGCTATCACCGATGTTGGCTTTACCCGCACGCAGCGATTTAACTTCCCAGCCCTGTAACGCCAGGCCAGCTTCGAATTCTTCTTCAATGAAATACTCGTGGCGGGCACGCTTGTTGAGCGCAATGGTTGCCGAGCCAGGTTTATGTGCTTTTTTCTTCGTCAT